GGGTCGTGCCTTTGCGAAAAGGGTCGTGCCTTTGCGAAAAGGGTCGTGCCTTTGCGAAAAGGTCGAACCAAATGAGAGTTTTGCTCTCTAGGAAGATTCAGGAAGATTCAGGAATTGAGGGGGATGCAATGACACTGTCGCTGAAGATTGTCGTGGTGACTGATAGAAACGAGGGCGTGCAGGCGCTTTACTTGGATGGGACATTGATAATTTGCGAGGATCGCCTTTGTGCTCAGGATATCGTCCATGCAGCAGACGGCCAGTCTGCTGTGATGAGCCACGAGTTTTTCGACCTACCGGAGAATGCACAATGGCCATTAACTTTAGACGAGTTGGAGACAAATGAATGATACAACAGAATCAGCGAATCTTCTTTGGTCCGAAAGATCAATGGGGTGGTGTTGAGCCAACTGAAGAACAGCGTCGGACGATGGTGTCTCGTACCAGTCCTGATTCGCCATTTTCCAAGTTCATTGGTAATGACAAGGCTGTTCGCAAGTTACAAACGGCTGCGTACAAGGCATTGGGTCAGTTCAACCACATGATGCGGGATTTGGCATTTTCCATATTCGGTCCATCATCGGCTGGGAAGACCACCATTGCCCGTTTATATGCTGAAGCGGTTAATCTTCCGTTTGTTGAGATCAGCCCGAAGGCGATCAAGACGGTTGATGACTTATTCAAGGAAGTCAGTCGGGTATTGGCTGAAGAGGGTCTGCCGTTGGTGGAAGTGCTTCGGCGTGGGCATTACATTTTGCCGCCTGTTGTGATCCTGATTGACGAAGTTCATGCTTTGTCGGAAGGGGTTGTGCAGGGGTTGTTGAAGGCAACGGAATACAACGATGCAATGATGGCTACGGAATCGGGCAAGACGGTAAACACCCACAACGTAACGTGGATGATTGCCACGACTGACGAAGGGAAGTTATTTGATGCTTTCCGTACTCGGTTCAGCCCGGTGAATCTGAAGTATTTATCGAAGGCAGACGTGGCGAAGATCGTCAAGTTGGCGAACCCGGATTTGTCGGATGTAGTGTGCAGTTTGGTTGCCCACTACAACAGTCGTATTCCTCGCAAGGCATTAGAGTTCGCTCGATATATGCGACTTGTGAAGGATATGTCTGGCGGGACGTGGGAAGAGGTTGCTGGTCAAGTGGCTGAGGATGAAGATATTGACGAGCATGGTATGCACGCCGTCCATTTGAAGATTCTTCGTGCTTTGGGTCAGGGACCGATTGCCCGCAATCGTATTGCATTGATTGCAGGCAGCAAGGACGAAGAAGTGGAGAAGTTTATTTTGCCGTGGTTGTTGACTGAGACTGACGATCAGCAGGCTTTAGTTGGAGTTTCCAGCAAGGGCTATACAATTACTGAGGCAGGGTTGGCTGAGTTGGAACGTCGAGACATACACCACAAGGGGCACAAGGCTCTTGTGGTGTCGTAGTGAATGAGTCTGCCTCAATGGTGAGGTAGTACCTGGGGGACCAGCGAAAAATTGGGTTCAATACCCGACAGGCTCTTTTTAGTGTCAGTGTACCCTATTGGAAAAACAGATGACAAATGTTCAGACGGTGTCCGGGGAAGTAATTCTCAATCCAAACGAAGAAAGCAAAACTTTGCATGATCATGTTTGGGTTAAGTGGTGCAATAGCAAGATCGGTGACAATGGCGTTTGTCAAGAACATTTAACCGATATTACACTTACTGGAAAAGTGTTTGTCGAGACACCCGCTTGTGGAGTGTAAGACAACTCAACCGAAAGACTGTTACAAAAGGAAGTAAAATGGTGTTCATTTTTAATGTCATGGAAGTGTCAAAGATCTGTAAAGTTGCCCCGAATACTGTAACCAAATGGTTCGATTCCGGACGACTGAAAGGCTATCGCATTCCGGGTGCCAGCCAACCGATTCGCATCCCTCGTCAACATCTGATCACATTCCTCAAAGAACACGGAATGCCGCTCGGCGAGCTGGAAGAAACCCCAAAGCCTATCATCGAACAATGTGACGAGAGTTTTCCTTTGGAGTCGGATCTGTAACAATTATTGACCGTATTGTCTGTCAGGTTGAGTTTGTTTCTACTCAGTTGATTTGTTCTGTTGTTGAAGATGATCTGTGTGTAATCTTTTAGTGTCAGTGTACCCTATTGGTCGGAGGAACGAAAAATGAACACACGACAAGAGAAGTTGATTGCGAAGATTGGTGCGGTCAACCGGGCGAATGCTGAGGCGACACGGCTGCATCAGATTTTTCACGATATTTTTGCTCCATTTGTTGGGCAGAAGATTCTGAAGGCAGACGGGACGTTGTTGGCGAAGGTGGCTGCACTGGTGCCGGAGTTTGCTTTTGGCAACACTTTGCAAGTGAGAACCCTTCAACCGCACGTTTACCGGGACAGCAGCAACTATTCGTTGATATACACTGTGAAGGCTTGTGAAACGATGCCGCCGCATTCTTGTGCATACCACGATACGGCAATGTATATTGGCGTCTTTGCTGGTGCGATGTTGGAGAAGCTATCCCCGGTTCAGACGTATCGGTCTGACTATGTTGTTGAGGAAATTGAGGGCAAGCGTCAGGCTTACGAGTCAGCGAAGCGTGTTGCTGAGGAACTTCGGAGTGCTTTGTATCCATTTGGGGAACACGACAATTAGTGTCGTGTAAAGTCGATAACATGCCGAGTCCATACAAATTATGCCGAGAGCCATGGTCCAAGTGGATTCAGCATCTACCCAGTGTCAAGGCAAAAACTAAAAAAGCTAAAAGGAAGTTTCGTCGTATGGAGCGTGAAGCGTTACGTCGAGGCGAAGAACCTCCCAAGTCAATTTCAGCGGGTGATCGATATTAGGAAAGTGGATATGAGTTTAACCAAATCACAAAATGCGACATTAAGGGGTCTCTTTCTCGTAAACGTGCTCGCCTGACAGCCGAAGGTGAGACTGTTGTTGCGTGGTTGTAACCTTTTTAGAACACGACAATTAGTGTAATTGTACCCTAGACGGCAGGAGGACGAAAAATGATTCGACAAGCCAAGTGTATTGGTGTTGAGGGTGATGAAGACGGCGAGTTCAGCGACTTGGTTGGCGCTGAAGGCAAGTTACGAATTGATCCCAAGGTTACGGACAGTGCCGTGAATTGGTTCAATGGTGGCGGCTCGGTCAACTTCACTCGGAAGCGTGTGGTTGAGAAGGACGGTATTGTCAAGGTGTTTACCCTGTTGGGCAATACGTTCAGGTTCAGGTTGGTGTAGGATTTGGCCCATTCGTCTAGTGGCTAGGACGGCTGTTTTTCAGACAGCAGAAGACGGATCGAAACCGTCATGGGTTATTGTTAGTGTCAGTGTACCCTACGGGGTGTCCGAAAGAAAAAGAGATAGGTCGAACCAAATTCGAGGTTCACTCTCTAGGTTGTCACACACAGGAGAAGAAACATGACTGCGTTCTTGATGATTCAAAACCCCGGCGTTGCTCCCGAAGAAGCATTTACCCTGTTGGGCAATACGTTCAGGTTCAGGTTGGTGTAGGATTTGGCCCATTCGTCTAGTGGCTAGGACGGCTGTTTTTCAGACAGCAGAAGACGGATCGAAACCGTCATGGGTTATTGTTAGTGTCAGTGTACCCTACGGGGTGTCCGAAAGAAAAAGAGATAGGTCGAACCAAATTCGAGGTTCACTCTCTAGGTTGTCACACACAGGAGAAGAAACATGACTGCGTTCTTGATGATTCAAAACCCCGGCGTTGCTCCCGAAGAAGCATTTACCCTGTTGGGTGCTTCAACGAAGCGAGACAGTGACAATGGTGCGACGATTGGGAAGTTTGGTACGGGCAACAAGCATGGCGTGGCTGTGTTGCTACGAAATCAGTTGCTTCCGGTGGTGTTCGCCGGGAACTTGAAGTTGGAGTTTAGGACTCGCCAACAGCCGGTGAATGATGGCATCAAGGATACCGTGTTCAACCGTGTTGTGGTGAAGTTTGGCGGCAAGGACCGGGCGGGGGTATCACGTTCGGCGACGGAAGACCTTGGTTTCGTTCTGGAGCATGGTTCGGCAGACTGGCTGTCCGTCGATTTGGCCCTTCGTGAGTTCGTATCCAACTCTCTGGACCGGGCTGTCGAGGAAGGGGAAGTCCTGTTCGTCACCAATTACCTTAACGCCCGGTCCTCGGAGTTCAAGCAGGCTGCTGCCAACAAGGGTTCATGGGAACACAACGAAGTTCGGGAAGCACTGTCGGTGTACCGTACTACTGCAACTGACTACAAGAACGTGGTCGTTGAAGTTGTGAACGATGGTCAGGTTCGTGCCAAGGCTGGTCATACTCGCATCTTCATTCCGTTGACTCAGGACGTGTTGGTGTTCTTTAATGATTTGGGGAAGTGGTTCCTTCATTTCAGCGAACCGGAATTGTTAAACAAGACGATTCTGCCGAAGTCGAATCGCAACATTGGGGATCGTCAGTCGGCGGTGATTTATCGTCGTGGTGTTCGGGTTCGTGAGTTTGAGTCGTCGGACGTGCCGAGTCTGTTCGACTACAACTTGGAGGATTTGAAGCTGGACGAATCCCGTCGTGTTGACGACTGGTATGTCCAGTACGAAGCTGCTCAGGCTTTCTCTGGTGGCGAAGTGGAAACTATTGCCCGGTTGTGGCAGTCGTTTCTGGATGGTCAGAAGTTTTGGGAGCATAGCTTCCAGTCGTATGGTTTGGAAAGTGGTGTCCACAAGCCGCAGGAGAAGGCGAACTGGAATGCTGCATTCGAGCAAGTGGCTGGTCAGTTTGCTGTGATTGCCACTGAGGAAGGAGGTCAGCAGGCTGCTCGCAAGGGTTTCAAGGTTGTGACGGCACCGCAGGCAATTGTTCAAGCTGCCGAGAAGCATGGGGTTCGGACTCCTGCCAATGTGTTGTCGGACGATGAGAAGGCGGGTCGGACGATCTTCGATGCAACGCCAGATGCCACTGCTGCTGTCGAGTTTGCATGGGCGCTGGTGACGAAGTATGGGATCACGAACGGCAAGTCGATGCCGGTTGTGAAGACGTTCCGTAAGATCATGGATGCCGGGGGTCAAACCTTGGGGTTCTATAAGGACGGGGTGGTGTATATCAACCAAGATATTGCAGCGGCAGGTTCGCTGACTCTTGGGTGGCATTCGCTGACTCAGCAATTGCTGGTGACGGCAATTGAGGAAGTTAGTCATCATGTTACCGGGGCGACGGACAACAGCCGGGACTTCCAAGACTTCACTTTGAACCTAGTGGTTTACATGGCGAAGGAATTGTCGGGCGTCATGTTCTAAAATGTGTCTGTGTGTAAACGGACGGGGGACTTCCACCCCGTCCGTTTTTTTGTTTTTGTTTTCGTAGTGTAATTGTACCCTAGAGGGCATGAAGACAAACGCATTGAGGCGATCCAACATTGAACTGGCTTATTTACTACTGAATCAATACGGGTATTTCCAAACAGATCGTCCAACTGCCCGTCTCATTCAGGACATTGCTTTTCGGAGGTTGTGGTGGAAAAAATGAGGAAACGATTTGTATTGAATGGTCGTAACAAACACGACGGTTCTTACTTTGTTTCGTTCTTCCGCAGCAAGCGGTATGTCTTCAACCGGGCTGGTGTTTGCATTTCGCATTTACCGGGCAAGCGGTACAAGTATCATGTCGTGAATGCTTCATTGGTGGAAAGTCACAGTTAGCGTCAGTGTACCCTAGAGGGCAACAGAAAGATGATTGGAATGTCTAAAGAGTTGCCGGAAGTGAGTGATTTGGTTGAACCTTGGTAAATTACGAGGTTCTCTGAAAATGGCATTGGCTGAGGTTGAAGAGTTATGGAAACGAGAGTTATGGAAACGGGCGGAGGGCAGGCTATCGTCTGGACGAACCGGCGATCCATAGTAATTGTACCCTAGAGGGCATCATGCAAGAAATAATTGATCGAATTCAAGCGAGACTTGAAGAACAGAAGGTTTTGCTTCGCACACTTGCGATGTGGGGCAAGGTCAAAGAGCAGGGCATCAACCCGGATGATGTGAAGTCATTTGGGTTCGATCCTGAGTTGATGACTGTTGCCGAGAGGAACGAAGCACGTCGAAAGAATGGCTCGAACTACAACACGGTCAATCCATATTGCTGGCCGATCAGTCGGGATGAGGAAGGGAAGATGATCGGACAGAAGCACAATTTCGTCCGGTTGCATTCGGGGGAGAAGGTTCGATTGTCTCCGATGGTAGACCGACCTTAGTATCAGTGTACCCTAGTGGGCGTTACTTCAACAATACACGGAGAATGCGATGATTGGCAATACGGTCAAGGTGTTATCTCGGAAGTCAATGAATGGCAAGAACGACATTTGGAGTCGTGGGGTGGTGATTGATGTAATCGCCAATCGCTTCAAGATCGGTTTCGGTGATTTTTCTTCTTACGAAGAGAGGGAATTCGAGCGAAACGAAATCAAGTCGTATCTTGAGCAATCTGATGCTGACTTCAATGCCGACTTCAAGCGGGACTTGCCGATTGGTCTTGCTTTGGCGAACGAAGCATTGGCTGAGTTGTTGCCGGGCGAAGTGGTGGTGTTCAAGGATGCTGACAATGAGTTGTCAGCATATCATGGTGCCGTGACTATTGGTCCGGTTCAATATGATGCTCCGAAGATTGGCGGACTTATCGAGATGACGGGTTACCAAGTAACGGTTTGGTGCCATGTTCCTTCGACTCGGTGGGTTCCCGAAGAGTATATTGATGCACCTGTTGGAACATTCCCAACGATTCAGGGAGCGGTTTTGGAAATGGTTCGGACGATCTTCAATTTGAAGAATCAGGACTATTGGAACAGAAAGGCAGACGAAGCTCAAGCTGTGGCATGGGAAGCTGCCGAGATGTAGCATCAGTGTACCCTAGTGGGTGTTCCAACAACGAAACTTTCGGGAGATGTGAAGATGGCAGACAAGTTTGTTTCAGTGGTTCGTGGTGATGGCGAGCCTGGGCCTTTGTATGGTCCTTACGATTACAACGAGGCCGAGCAGGTGTTGATTGCGGTATTGCAAAGCAATCGCACGGACAATGGCCCGGTGGAGATCACGGACAAAGTGAAGGAAGTCATCGAGTCGGAAGGCTCGTATTCCTTCTGGGGTGGTGGTGGCGTTTACATTGTCGAAGCCGAAGAATTCGTCAGTGACGAAGAAGAAGCTGAGGCCAAAGCTGAGGAACAGCGACGTGACGAGAAGAACGGACTCTATGGTGGCGCAGAAGATATTGCGAATTAGTTTGTGATTAGGTCGAACCAAATCGCTAATTCGCTCTCTTGGTATTTGTGAAACCTTCCTTCCTTGTTTGGAGAATGAATCATGTGGGACTTGGGAACAATTGTTCGGATCAATCAGAAGGCTGCGGCGCAGGCTCGAAAGGGTTTGCCGGAGCGGGACGCTTTGTCCTTGGCGATTGCCAGCAAGTCGGACTTGAAGGACGAAGGTGAGATCATCACCTTGCCGCCTGCCGACTGTGCATGTTGTCGAGTGGCTTAATACTTCTCCCCGTGGGCGTGGCACGATCTGTGCCACGCCCACCCCCTGCGATGTATTTAACAGGGGAGAGGAACAACATGAGAAATCAAGAATTGGGCAAGTTGTCTGTTGATGCTGGAGACGTTGTTTGTTTCAGCATGGACAGCGTGATGCGTTTGGCTGAGAAGCTGGGCGTGTCTGAGGATACGTTAATCCAGCGATATGATGGCGTCGAATGCGGGTTTGCTGCCGATGGAAACTACGGTGTGGACTCGCTGACGGCGGTTGATGTCGATGGGAGAACGTATTCTGTTGTGTTGATCGGTGGCGACCCGGAGAAATTCAAACGCTTTCTTAGCGAAGGCGATTCGACTTTCCATGAATTTTATACGGGTCATGCCCGTTATTCGGAAGTCGGGAAGGGCGAACAGTTCAATCGTAATTTGTTTGATGCCATTGCAGCGGAGTATCGGACGAAATTGATTAGTTAGTGTCAGTGTACCCTGGAGGGTGTGAAGACACTAACACCTTTTTAACAGGAAACAATGACATGAGTGGTTTGCCAAGCATCAGCAGCTATGGGCAGTACAGTTCCAACAACTATGGTGCGCACACCTTGAAAGTCGAGATTGGTCCGGTAACGGTGTGGTTCAGTTACACGACCCCTGTTGCCTTCCGTGCGCCTGGGACGCCGAAGATTGTTCGTGAGAACGACTGGGGTCCGACTACGAACAAGCATTTGAAGTGGATTGACGGGTTCACTTCAAAGGACAAGACCAGTGGTCGGGTGACTGGTGAGAAGTTCGAGCAACTCTGGGCAACGCACGTCAAGCCCTACTTCGACAAACCGGAGCCAACGGTTGAGCCGGGTATCTTCTCTGGCCTTGGCAACTTGCTGGACAGCAACAGCTAGTGAGGGTCAATAAGGGGCAGCACTTGCTGCCCCTTTCTTTTTAGTGTCAGTGTACCCTAGTGGTTGTGAAACGAATCGACCCTTTGCGAGAACAATCATGGCAGAATATTATTTGCGGTTTTTGGCCAACGAAGACGAAGCTCAGATGACGGGCTACAAGTTTTCGTTTGACTTAGACACAAAGCCCGGTCCATTCAAATGGGATGTGGTTGTTACTCAGACTTTTCATCATGCTGAATATGAAGAAGCTCAACAGCCTAAAAACTTGAGTGTCGAAGAAGCCCGCAAGCTGTGGAAGATGCTGATTAACAGTGGCGACTTCGAGGAAGTTGTCGATAGTTTGGCTACGGTTTTGAACCGAGCCAAGTCAAATCATGGCTTTCTGACCATGCAAGACATTAAGGTCATTGCCAAGGAAGATCGGCTGAAACAAATTCTGGTTCGTTGTGGCAACTGTCGGTTTCTTGCAGCGGCACAAGATGTTAAGCATTTGATTGATATTATTGAGCGTGACGGCAAGGACCACGTTCGGGACGTATCATTGCCAGCGACCAAGTAGTGTCAGTGTACCCTAGTGGGTGTAACAGCCCACTTCTTTTGCGGAGAGTAAAATGACGAAGGAATACAGAGAACGCTACGGTACGCATTGGGACATTCGCACCCCGCTTGAAGTGATTGCGGTGCTGGAAACAGCCCGGTCGAATCGCACGAGGCTGCACATCAGCCTTGGGCATACGAACAACGACGAAGGCAAGCTGGGGCTTGATTGGCTCGAAGAGCACATGCACCACGGCTACATTGGACGAAGCACTGGAACTGTGAAGATACCCCTGCTAGTCAACAATGCCCGGAGCATGGGTGGGCCAGGATTGCTTGACCATTGTATTGTCCGCATTCGCACCAGTGCTGGCATACGAACAGTGCTGTGGCAACATCCGAATTATCATCACGGCAAGGTGACGATTCATCGCAAGCCGATCCCTCTGGAATATCCGGGTGGCGTATTGACGGTGGAAGTTCGCCGGGATGGGCAGGAACAGGCAGCGTTCAAAGATATGGCTTCAGCCCGCCGCTATGTCAACAAGTTGGGGTTACAGGCTGAAATTGTCAACTCACTAGAGGCGGCATTGGCTTAGTGTCAGTGTACCCTAGTGGGTGTCAGTACAAAACACAGGAGAATCAAAGATGGATGCGGACTTCATTGTGAACACGGCTGGTGGCAGTGTTTGGACGTTCGAGCCGGTCACTGAGACTGCGAAGAACTTCACTGGCACCGACCTTGACGTTCAGGACTGGCAGTGGTTGGGCAAAGCCTTCGGCGTGGATGCTCGCATTGCCAACGAATTGGTGAGTTCCCTTGAAGATGAAGGATTCGTTTTGGAAATTCGCTAAGGGTTAGCTGCCCTTGGCGAGACACGGCGGTAGTTTAATTGGTCAGAATGTTGCTCCCAGCAAGGTTCGAGTCCTTCTGAGGAAAAGTGGTTGTTATTAGCTACAACAATTAACTCCCCTTTGCATGGTGTAACGGGCGACGGTGTGGGTTCGATTCCCATTCGCTGTGTTTAGTGTCAGTGTACCCTATGGGGCGTGTCGAGAAACATCCTCTTTTGGAGAACGCAGTATGTTGAAGTCGGAATGTCGGATTGGAACCAAGGTTTACTTTGGTCGTGAGAACGGTGAGCGGACGTTGGGTGAGATTGTGAAGCTGAACCCAACCAAGGCCAAAGTGAAGGCTTTGGAACAGCGGAGCAACGGTCGTGGATCGACTGCTGGTGCGGTATGGGGTGTTCCTTATTCTATGTTGACGCTTGCTGTCGTCGGCGTGGGTTCGGCACCGTTTCCTGCTCCCAAGGAAAAGGTTGAACTGGTCTACAAACCGTTCGATCATATCGAGAATTTGATTCTTGAAGCCATCCTGTCTGTTTACATCGCACTGTCGCCGGAGAACTTGAGCGCAGATGGCGAGCTACCGTTTTCTGTTGTCGTGCCGAAAAGGAACGCACTGAATCGTCAGCTTCGGGGACTCAATTCGGCTTTTGGTCGGGAAGTGGACGAAGCCGAGGTTTACGGCTGGCGGGGCAGCAAGACTGCATACGAGAATACCCGCAAAAAGGCATAGTCACCGAAAGGCAGGGGAATCACCCCTGCCTTTTTTGTTGCGCAAATCGGTAGTGTAATTGTACCCTAGTGGTCGGTGATGCAGCGGACTCCGCTGGGCAGCTTGCAAGTCAGTGCGGTGAGAAACCGAGAAACGCTGGGCGAATAGCATACCGCAGCATCACTACTGCGAATTAGTGTCAGTGTACCCTATGTGGAGAAGCCGATGTGGTTTGTGATTCAAGATGATGACGGACCATTTCTGACAAATGAAACCCCTTCGGAAACAGACGTTATTCTGTTTCAAGGCAACATTGTTGAAGCAGAGATTGCTTTGCAACGAGCCTGCAAAGATTGGGAAAGCGAACTAGACGAATAAATGAACGGGAGTTTCCAATGAGCGATGCGTTTGTCAGTATAACAAAGCACGAAGGGGAAGCGGTTATTGAAGTTGACTTCAATAACCGCCAACAAGGATCGTCGTTTTTCCCTTTGACGAAAAGAGGGTGCATTGAGGCCGGAAAATGGTTACATCGTCTTGGGGTAGGAAGCTGGCTTAACAGTTCCAGCGTGGATTCCCCAAGAGAAGTCAAGAAGAGTTTCCGGCACAACGTCAGCGACTTGATGGATGAGGGCTACCGCCAATTGGTTTTGCCGGAAGTTGTGAAGGCTGAACGGGTTGGGGAATACGAGATTCGTGGCAATCAGCATATTGCCATTGCAATCAACGTGAACGATCCGAAGGATGCCCATTACTTCACAATTGATCCAGAAGTGAACAACGACGCTTTCATTCGTGCTTGTGGCTGGGCATATCCCGGCATTTAGTGTCAGTGTACCCTAGAGGGTAGGAGAACAACATGCCAATGCCAAAAGACGGCACAGTGTTAAATGGAGCCTTTTGGCTAAACGGGGAATCATGGTTAATCATGGAACCCGGCTTGCCATTGAACCAATATCTTGCTGATTCACTGCAAGAGCAGCGGCAATACATTGAACGGCTGACCAAGAGGGCCGACGATTTGGAGAAGTGGTTGGCTAGTGTCAGTGTACCCTAGAGGGCAGGAGAACAAAACATGACAAGTCCTTGGAACGTGGTTGAATTGTTCGAGAAGCTAAAGGGCAACAGCAACATGAGTTTGGCAGAAGCCGACAAGTTGTTGCGAACTGCGGGATATTTGCGAGGGGATTGGGACTATTTGAAGGACCACCACTTTGCGAAGTACGTTTATTTCGACATCAACACCTTGGAAGACGTAGAAGCCTTCCTTGTGAAGCTGGACAAGGACAACGTGGATCACACGAAGCCCGGACCATTTCGATGGGGTTGCTCGAAAGCCAGGGGGATTCGGTCGTACTTGGAAAAAGACTTCTGGAAAGAAGATGCCGATCGGTTAAGGGCAGCAATTTCCCACAATCGTCGAATTTGCTGTTCCTGCCATGAAGTAGGGTCATTCAAGCGGCGGGACGAATTGCCCCCAAAACATGAGGAGCGATTCCGAGGTTAGTGTCAGTGTACCCTATGGGTTGTGAACTCGAAACTAGAACGGAGAAAACAATGAATGACCTTGAAGTTGCGTTGAACAATGAGTTGACCAACGTGTTGGGAGCAAAGTACAACTGGTTGGGGGTGATTGCAGGCACGGTTGGTCGTCGGGCATCTTCCTTCGCTGCTCACAAGAACGGCTTGCTGGAAGACGTGGTGACTGACGTGACTGGCGACATCATCATTCAGGCACGGGATGGCACGTTGTCCAAAGCGGTGATTCGGGCCAAAGAAGCATCGAAGACCGAGGCTGAATTGGTTGACAACCTACGAATCGTCGTGATGAAGGCAGCGTATTTTCGAGCCAGTGACGCCATGAAGTGGCGTTACCGAAGTTCGACTCAGTTCAGTCAAGTGGCTGGGGAAACTCGCTACGACAACTTCTCTGAGTTGATTCCAGCACGTTCAGAAGCCGAAAGTGAATTCGGTACGCCGGATTATGTGAAGCTGTTGATCGACGAACTGGAATTGATGGCGCTCGCCGAAGAATGGGGTGGCAAAGGGCAGTTCAAACACAATGCCAAACGACTTCGGTTTGCCAAGGAAATTGTCAGGGATCGGGTGGCTGGGATGAGCATCAGACCGTTGTGTAAGAAGTACGGACTGAAAAGAGGGTCAACGGCGGCTGCGATTCTGCACGACATTGAACAGGCACTTGTCCGGGTTGCCCGGAAGTCCAAAGACTCCACCTTGATTCGTGGAACTCGTGGAATGGTTGAGGTCTAGTGTCAGTGTACCCTAGTGGGTGTAATAACCCACTAGGCTTCTGGGAGATTAGTGTATTATGGCTAAGCGAATAAGAAAGATTGAGACTGAAGTGTGCGACATGCAGTACCCGTTGCCGGGGGATGAACAAGGTGACGACGATGAAGACAAGTTCGTCAACGAGACGGAAGAGGCAGTGGTCGGCTTGATCGTTGCGGGTTTGACAAAAGAGAGGTTCAAGAACTGGTTCAACGGCCAGGAATTTGAAGATTGGATTTCTGGTCATGCCGATGCGAAGTCCGATGCCGAGATCAATCAGAAGGTGATGGACTTGTTTCGAGTTCGTCAAATGTTGGGCGGTTAGTGTCAGTGTACCCTAGTGGGTGTGATGCGGGGCGAACCGGGTCAACGAAAGTTCCCGGACGTTCCCGATTCAAAGTAGCACCTGCAAGCCGATCCTGATGGGGAAAAGAGTAATTAACCCACTACCTGTTGGGGTCGGCGGCTTTTTCAAGGAAACGAACATGCGATTGCGTTACGACTATTCAACAAAGATGTGCCAAGATCGGTTCGGAAGAATCGAAAAACTTGGCAAGATCAAGTTGGTGCGGGGTTATCGCTACTTTGGCCGGTACAACACGAGCCATGAAGCGGTGCTAGTTGTCGGAGAGAACGGCACCGCACGCTTCGGCGGGTTGTTGTGGGGTTATGGCGGCGAAGGCCCACGGGGATTGCGGGAATTGCTTCTGAAGCTGAATGTTCCAAAAGAACAAGCCGAGAGCATTGCCTTCAATACGCCTCGAAAAGATGAAGTTGGAGAAGACTGGCGGCTTGTGTTGCCTGTTGAGTGACCATGTTTTACCGAATGGGCGTCGTGTCAGTGTACCCTAGTGGATGTGCTGAGTGATGTTTCAAAACCTTGAGTGGAGAGATCGAATGAGCAAGTCGAACGAGGTAGTTGTTGTTGGTGGTCGTGGTCGTCCTGAGCAGTACGGTGCTGGTTTCATCCGGGCCTTCAAGTCCATCGTGCGAAAGCACGGTTTGCTGGCTGGTCGGGAAATCATCAACGCCAATGGCGTGACGGTCGGCGGTAAGCATCGGGACGTGAGCATCAGCTTGCCAACCCTGAGCAAGTACGTCAAACGTGCCGAAGTCGGTGGCAAGAGCGTCGAACTGAAGCGAGGTCGTCCGGTCAAAGCTGCCTAAACCCTTCGGGGTCTGCGGGGCAGGGGAATGGTCCCCTGCCCTAAATAGGGCGCTTGGCCTAGCCGAGCAATAGCGATACCCAAAGTTAAATCTTCGGGCGGTTTTTTAGTGTCAGTGTACCCTAGAGGGTGTTGCGAAACATCCTTGAATGCGAGAGGAACAAAAATGAGTGGCTTTGCAGTTGGAACGTATGTCGGCCCGGCTGGTGTTCGTCGGCTGTCTTTTGAAGACGGGTTGGCGAAACTGAAGGGCAAGGATCAGAAGAAGTTGGAACACAACACTTTTCTGGTGAAGGTCGATGACGAAACGCTGGGTGTGAAACTTCACAATACCATCGTTGTCTACATCTTCAAGAGTGGAATTTACCAACTCGATACGGGTGGTTGGCGCACCGTGACCACGAAGGACCGCATCAATCGCTATGGACCTGCATCGGTTCACCAGAGCAATAACATCTGGTACATCGGGGAAGGCATTTTCGAGGATGGTGTCCGGGTTGACAGTGAAGGCAAGGTGTTGACCCCGCAACGTGGCGTGAAGGAAACGGAGTCGAAGAAGCGTAAGCTGGACAAGATGGTACGCAAGTACATCAAGGGGTTCGGTGAGCATGTCATTGCCGTGGGGATGAAGACGGGAGCCAGCGTGCAATCGGAATGGAAAGTCGGAGCGTTAGCTGGGGTCCAGCCTATAGCTCCGGGGCCTGGAGACTGCTGGGCTTGCTACTTCTCTTATGGTAAGCCTGTTGAAGAGACTGCTGACCCCTTGCAAGAGCCGCTAGGCGTCCAGCACTTGCTGGAACACATGGTTGATGAAGCTGGTCCGTATTACGTTCCCAGCCTGCTTTGGAAGGCGATTGTGGTGAATCGTCACAACAACCCGCTGTTCATTTGGCAGTACATCGCCAATGAAGCGAAGCGTGGTGAATATGGGTTTCTTGATCGAACTTTGACGGGATACTTCCGAAAGCGGAAGCCCGCCATGTTGGAACTGATGGAATAAAAACCTGACCCTGATGACCGCTAGTGTCAGTGTACCCTAGTGATCGTCAGGGTCTTTTGATTTACAACTTGTGAAAGGTCGGTGGACAATGGGCGTGAATGCTGTTGGATTGAAAAACTTCAATCAAGAAGTGATTGAATCAGCGGAACCAGTTCTGGTGGACTTTTGGGCTGCATGGTGCGGTCCTTGCCGAGCCTTGAAACCAATTTTGGAACAAGTCTCAGCAACCGGGGCCAAGGTTGTGACGGTTAACGTTAGCGAGGAGCCTGAACTGGCTGGTCGCTATGGAATCACCTACATCCCAGCTTTGCTGGTGTTCAAGGACGGAAAACCGGGCGAGCGAATCGTCGGGTTGAAGAAGAAGAACGAACTTCTCCAACTGATTGGTGCCTAAACCGTGTGCCGCCTTCGGGCGGCTACACCTTGCGTCAGTGTACCCTACGGGGTAAGAAAAGGAGAACATGGTGAATGTGATTACCCGTCCCGGAAGTCTTGATCCCAGAACTCGTGTCCGTCATGGAAGAGAACGAGAGCGGCAAATTGCCGTTGCTTTGAAAGATCAGATCGGACTGCCGATTATTGATGCGACTGAGTTTGAGGACAAAGAACGTAAGGTTGACCGTTGGATTGCTTATCCAACTGGTCGAGTTGCGTTGCAAATCAAATACCGAGAAGTTGGCGAAGACCTGTTGTTTGAGGTCTACGACAAATTCTTCGATTGGGACGATCCCAAGAACAAGCTGGGTCGTGATATGTTTGGTGACGCCAAAGAGTACGCCGTGCTTCTGGCTGATCGACATACGGTTGTGATGGTGCCAACCCAACTGGCCAAGGATACCGTAGCCAAGATGACTCAGAATGCCCGGCGAGACGGGTTCTCAGTTGTTGGGGCGGTGAGTTCGACGCTTCGCTACTATGTCCACGGGCTGAAGCTGGAGTTGAAGATTCAGAAAGACCCCGGAGATGGTCGCCAGAAGATGGTTGCCTACATTCCAGCCAGCTACTTTATCGCCGAATCGCAAGCCAAGGTTTACCAAGTGGCACTGCCGAAAAAATGGCAATCGTAGTGTCAGTGTACCCTACGGGGTGTGAAACGATTCATTCCCCGTAGGAGTCATGATGAGTATTGATCGCCAACTTGTGAAGGGCGTAACAACCACCGACGTTGCGGAAGTTGTGAAGGTGGGTGAGGCCATTCGCTACATTGAATCCTGCGGGTGGCTGCTCAAACGACGTGCCAGGGGCAGCTACTACTTTCGGAATGAAAACGCCAATGAAGGTCAGCGTGACATGACTTTTTCGTTGGCAGAACTTCGGGAGGCTTACCACAATGGATGGTAAAGTCAGAATAAGTCATGGAATGACAAAAAGGTGTCTGGTATTGCCCAATGCTGCCCAATGCTGCCCTTTATTGACTCCATATACCATACTCCTATGGTATATGGAGAAGAGATTGTCTAGTGTAAGTGTACCCTGGAGGGTGTAACCGAAAATTACAACACCCTGCACGGGTGGAACGCCGAGAGCCACAGGAGTAAGTACAGAACGTGTCCTGAAAGGATCGACCCGGAATAAGTCGATAGGACAGAGTGCGAAGGTAAGAGGGTAAGCCCCTCCCACAATATCGCTCTGAATCAGTGTGGCCACACTGAGTCCAATCGAACGAAGAAAGGGCAGTGCTGAAACGACTGGACGGGTGAAAGTCAGCCACTTGCTTTTGCATAGTGCATCAAAAAACCGAAGGGGACGCCCTTCGGTTTTTCTTTTTAATTTTGTGTAGTGTAATTGTACCCTAACTGACGAAGATGAATAATGCTTAGAAAAGGTGTGTGTCATGGTTTTTTTGCGAGACGTTCGATTTCATGCCGAAGCCGCATTGCTGCGACGAGCGTTGTAGTTGTAGTGTCAGTGTACCCTAGTGGTCGTTACGAACAAACCTCCTTGAAAGGAAATGCGATGATAAACAATCTTCTGAAACTGGCAATTGCGAATTCTTTTGGCAAAGACACGAAGGAATTCAAGGCCACACCCGGCACTCACAATGTCGATCAGGTCGTCACCTTGCGAATCAAAGGTCAGATCAAGAAGGCTTTAGATGGTGAATACACGCCAACCGTGGACATTCCACTCCTTCCGACGCTGGCCCTGTTGCTGGAAAAGTCGGGGTTCCAGCGGGAACTGTCCAAGAAGCTGTTGGTCGAAGCAATGACCGAAGCCCTGTCGTGGGGTGACAAGGCTTCGGAAGATATCGAATCCAAAACGAAGGACATTCAGGAGGCAATGGCGCATGTTCGGGAAATCACCAACAAGCTGCCAAAGAAGACCAAGAGCGGGGCAACCACGGTCAAGGTCAGCATCGAAGAAGTCAATGCGCCCTAGGCGGTTGCCGTGGTCGAACAGATCTAGTCGGGAGGACGGGCAGCAATGCCCGTTCTTTTTCTTTGTTTTGTTTAGTGTAATTGTACCCCAAGGGTTACGAACACGATGAAGCGATCTTGATTCTATCTGAGGATATGGCAAGATCACCATACTATCTGAGGATGTGAGGCATTCATTAGTGTCGGTGTACCCTAGTGGTCGCAGACAAGATGATCGGAATGTCACGGTTACGCTGTACTTGTCCTGGCAAGGAACCGCATACGCCGAGTGACCAGGACATAAGCGTTACCTAACAGGAGAAGACAATGACCGTAGCAATTCAGGACATTCGAAAGTTGGCAGCGCTCGACATCGCAATCCAAATCGATGAATCGGGGGACGTGTCAACGCCGGATGGTGGCTGGGATTCCTGGCTAATAAACGGGATCGGGTCGGACGACGTGTGCAAAATGTTCGGCGAGCCAGTCGAGGAAAATCAAGACGGCTGGTCAGAAGCAATGAAGGCAAAACTCATTGCCTATAACGAAGCAGGGCTTGCGGCTTCTCGTGGGATTGCGGCTTCTCATCTACTTGAAGAATGATAATCGAGGACAAAGTTCGAGGAAGGTCGCCGTTGGCTTTAAGTGTCATTGTACCCTACTGTTTGACTACGAGGATGCGGGCAATGTGTTCCGAGAGTCTTTGCAATCAAGTCCCTGCTTGATGCAGAGAAACAAGAAAAAGCTAGTGTCAGTGTACCCTAGTGGGTGTGAAACCCACTTCGACAAAAGAGAACACAATGAAAACTGCGAAAGTGCCTCAGCGAAACCAACGACTCTACCGATGTTGGAACGGCGAACTGGAAACAGTGCTGTTCCGAGAACAAAGCATTGCCGCACACTACTGGCAACCAGGTGCGTATGCTGAATCGTGGACAGTGTTCGACCCTAAGAACTCACGACGTATCTCGTGCAGCATCGGCAGCTACTTCACCACGATAACGGAAGCATGGAAGGCTGAACTCAAGAGCTACCAAGACGGCCTGAAGGCCCAACGGTTGGTTCTGAAGAAAGCCCGGCAAGAGATTGTCGAAACCAAAGCGATGATTGTTCGACTGAAGGAACTGGTTGCCAGTAGTGTCAGTGTACCCTAAAGGGTGCAGTCAACCCGGCAACGCTCGAAAAATTCTAGGCAAGTACAGCGTAACCGTGACATTCCGATCATCCTGTCTACCACCCATCGGGTCAAAGGGGATAGAGAGTCGGGTTGATTGCACTTTTTATCTTCCACTGCGAAAGGGTTGCCATGATTCAGTCCGTCACTTTATACGAAACCAAAGGACAGCAGTTTCGCACCTTCCAGAAGGCTGTTGACCATCGTGAGAACTTGATTGAGAAGTTCCTACGAACCCGGCCCGGCTTCGAGAACATGCCCAACCGGGATCGAATCAAGTTCATTCAGTCAATCCTTGACAACCGCAACGAATTGATCGACCTGTTGAGTTATGACGACATAGCACCAGAAAATGACGACGATTAGTGTCAGTGTACCCTAGTGCGTGAAAGGAACCAACATGCAGATCAGCATTTACAGTAGCAACACTACTGGCGAAAAAGACGACGTTGCATTCGTCATCGACGAATGAAGGAAGGTAAGGGCCAGCGAGGGGCTGGACATCAACAGCAGAGGGTTCCAGCCCAACGCCATTGATGCCCCACGGTGGCACCTGCCAAAAAAAACAAACAGGGTACAAATACACTTAGTCTAATTGTACCCTATGGGGTGTAAAGCAAACCTTCTACGAGAGAACAAGATGGCACGCAAGACAAAAGAAGAAAAGCGAATTGAAACCGCCGCCGAAGCCGCCTTCAACAAGGTCGGCAATCGTCGCCAGTTCAACATCATGGACTTGGGCAAGATTCACGCTGCGGGAATTGCTGCGGGCAAGGCCGGGCAGGACATTGAAGTCGCCGTGAGTGCTGCCTGTGACCAATTCGAGATCAAAGACGCCTAGCGTCAGTGTACCCTATGGGGTGTGAAGAACATTTAACCCTGCGAGAAACAAACATGCCGATTCAACTAAACGAACTTGCTCATTTTACAGGAAGCGAAAGATGGTTTCGCCACTGGTTTGGCGGGGCGCTTCATTACACCGAAGGTGTGCATTACCTTGCTGAAAATGGTGCTGCGTGGCTGGTTGATGCCATTGCATCACATCAGCTTGATCCAAAGCTCAAAAAGGGTGATCTGCGTGACTTTCAGCTTTGGACGCTGGAAGTCACAGGTTCCAAAGGCGTGTTGACAGTCAGAGCCGACACCGACGTGCCGCCTGCAATCACTCAGGAAATCGAATACACGGACTTTCCCGAAGGAAAGCTCCAGTTATATGCTGAACTTGGCAGCATCGACGGAGTGAATACACATCGAGTTCTCATGCTGACCAGCGAACGATAGTGTCAGTGTACCCTACAAAACATGCGACGAGGCCGCTCAAGTGGTATTGCAGTATTGCCTGAGCCTAACCATGAGGAGAGAAAAACCAATGAATGGCTAATTCCCCGAAGATGACAAATGGGTGATGCACCAAGCCCTTGCCTAGTGAATCACACTGCAATGTGATTGATGCGGAACAGGAAACCATTGCAAAGCCTTGCTGTTTAGGGGCGACCATTCGGAATGTCGCAAAACTTATCCGTGCCGAACTGGTAAATAAAGGGGGAAACATGAATCAGAGAGAATTAGAAAACAGGCTGGAAAGAGTCGTCGATGACTTCAGTGATTGGAAAAAAATCTATGGTGAAACCGTACCGGCTTGGCATGAAGAACCAAAAGATCGTCAAGAAGCACGCCAAAAGTTCACCGAACAAATTGCAAGACTGCGAAAGCAGATTGCTGAACTGGTCTAGTGTCAGTGTACCCTATGGGGTGTGAAGAACATCAAACCCTTGCGAGAATGAACATGACGAATGCCGACCTGAACGCCAAGATCGAAGAGTTTGTGAAGGCCGCTGACGAAGTGTCGGCAGCGCATTGGGCACGTCAAGGCTTCACCTTTGCCAAGTCGCCCCTGCATCGTGCTGACTATATCAGCAGCAAATGGGTGCGTGTGGTGACGCTGGACGTGCCACACGAAGGCGAACCGGAGGTGTCATCGGTTTACGCCTTCATCGCTTTACAAGACGGTCACACGAAGACGCTGGGAACGCTCAAGGCTGGCGACATTCACAAGCCAGCCGGGTTCAAAGCTCCCGCCAAGCACGCACGGGGCAACGTCTTCAACGATGACTTCCGCAAGACAATCATGCCGAACGGCATCGTTTATCTGAAGTAGTGTCAGTTTATCTGAAGTAGTGTCAGTGTACCCTATGGGGTAAGGAGAACACAATGCAAAAAAATACCCACAACGGCTTCGTCTTGCGTTATGACGGAACCATCTTCGCCGTAAGTCGTTCAAATGCCGTCACTTATGAGTGCTTTTGCCTCAAGGGTGGGCTGTCGAACTGGCGAATGCAGAAAATTGAACACCACAACGGCAGTCATTCGTATTTCACTTACCATGATTGCAGCACCCGATAGTGTCAGTGTACCCTAATGGGTGTGAAACGAATCCTTCAACCACGGAGAACTGCGATGGCCCTGACCCTGACCCCTTCCTACGATCGTGACTACAAAAACGGCAAAGAAGTCCAAGCGGACTGGGACGCTGGCAAGGACTTCACGATCAACTCGTTTGGCCACCCCGACGACGGGCGGCAAATCAACAAACAGGACGCCGAACGTGAGGGTGGCACCTTCAACATCCGGTACAAGAAACTGACGCAGATCAAGGTCATCAAGGCCGTCAAAAAAGCGGCCTAGTGTCAGTGTACCCTACAGCGTAACGCCTCCCAAACATCGGCCTTGGCAAGCCTCAGTCTTCAACATAAGGAGAGAAAAACCAATGGGCCACTAAAATCCGCTAACTCCCCGGCGTAGTCATCCACGTTAGAGCGGGGCAGGATCAGCAAAGTGATGGCCTCACGTCAGCAATGGGCAGCATCGTGCTGACTGACGTGTGAAATGAAAGCGGGTTAACAACCAGCAAGACGGGGCAGGCCCAACCTGCCTTTTTTTTGTTTTTATTTGCGTAGTGTAATTGTACCCTAATGGGTGTAGCAAGCAAACAATACGGGAGCGTAGCTCAACTGGCTAGAGCATTCATCAATATTGTAGCGATTGATCGGGGTTCCACGGTCAATGCGGTCAACGTGTGTACAGCGTTGGTTTAAGAAGATGAAGAGATGGGGGTTCGATGCCCTCCGCACCCTGCTTACACTGTAGGCAATAAAATGCCGAACAACGAGGCGTCAGAACACGCCTACAACCCCGCAAGGGGAGAGAGTGTAAGGTAGTGTCAGTGTACCCTAGAGGGTGTAACGATGAGATGGAAAACACAAGACCAATACTTGGAGACAAGAGCCGTGTACGATTTTGACATTGGCGATCAACGCAACACCCGGTCAATGGACATGCGGCCCGAATCACCTGCGGAATATTCCCAATTGGACGAACTGCAAGACGGCAAGGCAATGACGTTGCTGCCAGTCTTCAGCGGTGAAGCCTTCCAGAAAGCCGTGGTTTTCCCGGTCATCGTCGAAGCATGGGACAAGAAATCGGCAGGAAAACACAAACGACGCTGGGAAGCCACGTTTACCCCTGCTGAACGCAAGAAGATTGCCATCTATTACGGGCGGTTTTACAAGTGGTATTTGGTCAGCGGTGTGCCAAGGAAAGTCAGCGTGAGACTCAACACCCTGACGCTGTTGCAAAAGGCAGTCAACTTCTTCGCCGAATGTTAGTGTCAGTGTACCCTATGGGGTGTAACGATCAATCAACCCTGCGGAGAACGACAATGGTTCAATTGAAAGTCGTGGCTGTGTCAAGCAACCACAATAGTTTCGGACTGAGAAACATGATCCTGATCGGTGACAATGGGCAGGGCTGGCAAGCTGCGGCCAATGACCTGAACGTCAAGCCGAAAGACACAATCCTGCGAATCCCCGAAGGGCAGGATATTCCCACGTTCCTGATCCTGCAATCGTTCGAGATTCCTTCTCAATTGCGACCTGACCCTCCCGCCAAAATGATGAAAGAAGTTTGGGGCTAGTGTCAGTGTACCCTATTGGGTGCAAGGAACACTTCACTTCTGCGAAAGGCGACCGATGTTGAGCCACAAAATTGCAATTTACATTCCTTCCACAATCAACGGCAACGTGCCAGCACCGGCTGACCAAATTGCCAAGTGGTTGCGAGCCAGCAAAATCAAGCTGGCTGGCTTGTTCGGTGGGTTTACGACCTACAACGGGCAAGGAGGATGGCATTCACCCGAACACGGGTTGATTGAAGAGAACGTGACAATCGTTCAAGCCTTCACCGACGAAGAGGGGCTGACCAAACTAGACAAAGTGATTGAACTGGCAAAGGAGATTGCCAGCGACATGAGTCAGGAAATGGTGTCGGTCGAAGTCGATGGAACTCTGAACTTCATCACAGCATAAGGCAGGGACGGGCAGCAATGCCCGTCCTTTTTTGTTTATTTTTGTAGTGTATTTGTACCCTATGGGGTAGTGGAAAACAAACTGCTCCTCAGTGATCCTCAGTGCTCCTCAGTGTCAGTGTACCCTAGTGGGTGTGGCCGATCACTTCACAATGCGAAGGAATTTGAACAATGCGTTTGACCAATGCGTACAAGAATGCTGGTATCACGATCATCAGCAACCTGCGGAATGCAAATGGCTCTTATCAAGTCACGCTCGATCTCGAAACCATCGACCGTAAGGAGAATGGCACGAATTTTCGCAAGTTCAGCAAGGCTCACAAGAACGAAATTGCTGCGACGTTCAACAAGAACGCAGTCCGCAATCCGATCTTGTTGTGGAACAAAAAAACTCGTCTGCTGCAAAGCATTGACGGACGACACACAATTGCTGTGTTGTTGGATCAAGGCTACAAGAAGTGGACGGCTGACGTTTTCTTCACTCTGAACGAGCAAGAGGCTGGCGCTGTGTTCTATGAACTTACGCAAAACTCGAAGCGAATGGCCCCGTGGGATGCCTTCGCTGCGGCCTTCCAAAGCGAATACAAGTTCGCTTTGGACATTGATGCGGCCTTGTCACGAGTCGGCTTCAGCACACCGAACGAAGATGGCTACAACAGCAACACAGCGGACCTCAACGGCTTCACACCGTTGTTTGACGCTTGGGAACTTGGTGCTAACTTTCTGCACACCTTCCTGACCGTTCTCGCCGTCTGGAAGCACAACGGAAGCAGATTGCATAAGGACGCTCGAAAAAGCCCCTTCCAACGTGGTTTGTTTGACTTCCTGAAGGAGTATATCTCGCAATACTCGGCCCGTGATCTTGCCGCTTTCCTCGGCAAGCGAAACCCGGCAGAAATCGTTGAACGTGCCATCGACTTGGGTGGCGACCGTGTTGAGCGTGGACACTACAAGTTGGCGTTCGAGAGTGTGCTGCAAATCGGAGCGAAACGACGGGCAGCATAAGGCAGACGAAGGACGGGCATTGCTGCCCGTCCTTCTTTTCTTCATTGTCAAATAGTGTATTTGTACCCTATGGGGTGTAACAACCTGCGTTCACTCAAGGAGATTCAATTGAGCAAAACTCGTGTCACAGTTCAGCTTATCCGTGTCAATGGACGGATCACAAGCTCTTTGACTTTGGAAGTCGCATCGTCCGACGTGCCGTTTCTGCTGGATTCATATCCGGGCTGGACGATCAACGTGGAACCCGACGACCATCTGCCAGAACGATAGTGTCAGTGTACCCTATGGGGTGTAACAAACCCTCAAGTTGAGAGACACACGATGCCGAAGACAATAGCTCTGATTATGGAGTAGACAATTCATATCGATCTATGAAATTGAGACTCATGGGTCGATCACACCTCAAAAGTGGAGTCTGTGCTGTCAGAGGGGTAGGGAACTCTCTATTCTAAACGGGCACTAGACGCTAATGAATTGTCTGCTCCATAATCAGCTATAAGAAAGATTAAAATGCAGGACCAAACTTGAAATTACTTTGGATTGGGAGGATAAGACAATGAAGCTGGCAATCGTAGCGGTCGCATTCCTGCTGTTCATGGGATGCGCCGCACCACGGGGCTATTACCCTCAACCCCAACACTATCACAAGGAGTTCAGCGTTGAAGTGAGAGAAAACGACCTCGGCAACCCGAAACCCCAAATTGTGGCAACATTCAAAATCTTCAATTAGTGTCAGTGTACCCTATGGGGTGTGAAAGACACCAACAACCAAAGGAACATGCAATGCACACTACAACCGAACGAAAGGACAACCGGAAAACGACAATCGTTCTCCCGCCCCTGAACCCGTGGCAAGTGTCGAAGGGGCATCACCAACACCGTGGCGGTGCTGGAACCCACGCCGACCGCCGCACTAACCGTCAGCGGACCAGAGCAACCCAGCAACGGGCTGCTCTGACCGATTGAAAGACTTCGCAGAAGCCTTAGTGTCAGTGTACCCTAGTGAGTAAGGAGAACGAAATGAAAACTGACACACTGCGAAAATTGGCTGAAGCCAATGATGATTTGATTGAACTCATCAATCAAGGACTCGAACAAGCCGCTCGACCTGATGCGGCAACCATCTGTCGGCTAGGTGATGGGGCAATTGCTCAATTGCTCAATACCAAGCAACCAGTGCAGCAATTCCTGCACTGGTTGGACAGGTTCCCTAATGTCATTGTACCCGTTGAAAAAGGTACATTTACCATTTATGTTGATATCGTCACCGATGACGATGCGCAAATCACCTTTGAAGGAAAGAATTACTGCTTTTATGGCGATGATCTGAGGATTCAACGCACCTTCAGAACTGTGCAGGAGTGCTATGACTTTGTGAAGACGGCAATAGTCATCAAACCCGGCTTCAAAGTCAGCAAAGCCTTGACAGAATGGATTGACGACTTCATTGAAACCCACAAACGGGGCGAAGATTGGTTCGGCATTCACGGGAACCAGACGGTCGAAATTGAAATTATAGAAAACGTCTAGTGTCAGTGTACCCTAATGGGTGAAGGAACCGAAACCTCAACGGAGAATATGCGATGGCTGATGGCTGGCACGAAGATTTTGAAGATGAAACCACTCCCCCTGAACTCTTCGAGCGGGAAGAGGGCTGGGACGAAGAGGAGGAATTCGGGACAGTTCCCCATCCTCGAATTCTTATCCTCGAACGTCAGGAACCCTTCGAGGACCGATACGACTACGAAGATCACTTCTAAAGTCAAGAAAGGGCAGCTAATACCGCTGCCCTTTCTGTTTTTTATTTTGTGTAGTGTAATTGTACCCTAATGGATACCATCAGTGGTGTAATGGTAGCACTCACCGATTCAGTTCGGTGTGGTTCCTGTTCAACTCAGGACGATGGCAATGCTTAGTGTCAGTGTACCGTCAGTGGGCTGATAATTTTCATCAGCAACCTGAGCGCCGGGGTTGCTTGGGAAGTTGCCCTATTCGGGGCCGCTATTGCCAAGATCGGCACGACAATCGCCTACTTCTTCTACGAAGTCAGCTTCGAGAAGGCAAGCGTCGTTCCTTGACGCTAGACCGGAAACCGCTCCGGCTTAGCGTCAGTGTACCCTAATGGGTGAAGGAACGGATCGCCAAACCCCTCTGCGAGATACGAACATGGCCGCTGTTGAAATCAAGTTAGTTTCTGAAATCATCGATGCTCAACCCGGCGTCACCCGTGCGTTACATGTCTTCACCCCTGCCCTTCAGTATCGGCTTGAGAACAACGCCAGCACGCTGCCAGTGATGGCCCTGCGGTCTTCGATCCACAACTACGGCAAGATGAAACTGTTCGCTCGCATCGAATGCCTTGGCCCGTCAAGCCTTGACCCACTGTTTGACAAGCCACTGCCCGGTACGGGTGGCCGTGGCGTGGCAATTATGTTCACCGCCTTCGCCTTGCGGGTTTGGTATCCCGAAGGACAGAAGCCGCCCGCCGTTGACACGCCGGACGGACGCAACCCGAAGGAAATACTTGAAGAAGTCAAACTCAAGTACGAACTCGCCTTCCATGACGAGTTCTAACCGTCACGAAAGGGCAGCAAAATGCTGCCCTTTTTGTTTTTTGTTTTTCATTTTGTGTAGTGTAATTGTACCCTAGTGGGTCATCAACTTCCTGTTCCCTGCGAACGGAACGCCGACGATCACGCCGACGAACTACTTCGGCCCCTGCCCGTAGTGTCAGTGTACCCTAGTGAGTGCGGGCAACGTAGCCCGCACTCACCTTCTCAACCCTGCGAGAGTAACGAACATGAACGAGTACGAAGTCCGATTGCACGACGGCAAGCGAATCAGCGTCTACGCTTACAGCCGGGCTGACCTGCCCACGGCACTCGAAGCCGAAGGCTTCCTGCGAAGCGATGTCGCTGGCGTGCGGCTGATTGAAGAGGTGGCACTGCAACCATTTGGCGAACCCTTCGTAACCAGCGAAGCCTATGGCTACGCCGACGCCGCCTAGTGTCAGTGTACCCTAGTGAGTGCGAGCAATGCTGCTCGCCTCACTCTTAGGGTTTTCCAAATGAAACAGAAGCATCGCAACGACAAGAACCACGGGCGCAATGGCTGGGTCGGTGGCAACCCACGCTATGCGGGCAAGGGATACAAGAAGGGCGACCGGGCCAAAGCCAAGGCCGCAACACGAGCTAGTGTCAGTGTACCCTAGTGAGTGTGAAGACAGCCCCTACCCTGCGGAGTGTGCAATGGATACGAGCTTGGAGCTATGGGCTGAGTGGTGCGAGTGGTGCGAGTGGATCACGATGGGCTGGTACTCATGCGAGCAGCACGCCCAGCTAGAGCAGAGGGAGACAGAGCTAACAGCGATGGGCTACAAGCTCAGGCGTATGCAATACAAGTAGTGTCAGTGTACCCAATAGGCTCGTGTCATCACGAGCCTTCGTTCAATAGGCAGGCACGGGTACAATTACAATGTTGCATAAATAAAAATGAAACAATTATTCGAGAAAACATCGGGTACAATTACACTACGCCCCCCCGCCCCCACGCAATGACTGTGTTTTCTTTTTAATGTACAAAAACAAAAATCCTGGCTGGGCAAAACAAAAATCGCAAATCGGCAATTTTGAGTGTGTCCTGGGAAGATTTAGAAAATCGTGATATAGCCATTCCCAAAAAAATGCCGGTCATTTTTTTTTGACCGGCATCAGGGAATCATGCAGAAGTCTGCAAGGGTCAGAATCCAAGCAACTTGTACAGCTTGACCAGCTTGACCTTCTGTTGGGCGTTGGACCCATTCAAGAGATTCTTAGTGTCATCGCTGAGGATCATCATCTTGTTGATGACACGATTCGCCAAGACCTTGGGAGTCGTAATGCGGGGCGTGTCCGACAGCTTGTCGAACAAGAAGAAGAAAAAGAACGTGGCATTGTGTGTGATTTTGTCAATCTGCTTGGCAACACCCGGCACCGACTTATGGTAACATTCCACGAATTCCATGAATTCTTCGATAACGGCTGCGAGCTTCGCCACGTCTGTATCCAAGCAGTCAAATGCACTTGAGGCGGGCCGACCTTGCCAAGTTACGCTTACGCTCCGGCATCCGTAAACGCTGGTGAATTCCCATTGAGCGGCATCGCTGGCGTCCAGGTGTCCCAATGCGTACAAACAAGTGCTAATTGGCGTCAGGAAGGCACGAGTGTTGCGAACCGTAGTTTCGGACTTCTCCGACAAAATCGGGTAAAGCTGATTCTCCAGAATCGCACCGAAACACAAATCCCGGTTCTCGATTCGCTCTCTGGCTCCACTTGGGGAGCAACTTCCGAGATCAGAATAGGTCTGAATGTGATCCTGCACGACTCGTAGACTGATCTTCTCGTTCAACTCAGCTTCGGTGGCCCGTCCATCGAAGTACCGCTTCAGGAGGGCTTGCGCCCGGTTATGGAAGTCACACATGACCGGCGATCTTGCACCATCTCCAGGATAGATGGTGATTTCACCGATAGAATCAATACGGAAGTTGTCAGCGATTCGGTTGTATTTCTTGGGATCGACTTTGGGACAGCCAATTCCAAATCCACCACGGTTGTTGGTGTATGGAATCAACTTGTTCGTCATCAGTGCCAGAATCACGTCTCGAATCAAGACATGATGCAATCCTGAATCTTTCGGGAGGCTCTTGCCCTTTGGGGGTTGGGTTTGCGTGGAGTTTGCAGACGGTGCGGCAGAGAAGAAACTGGAAGATGCAACCTTAACTTTGCTGGTGACTCGCTGCTGTTTAGCCACGAGGGGTTGTGGAAGGGGCGGAAGGGGCGGAAGGTGCGTCGAGTTCTGCAACACCTTTCGCACCTTGTTGGTAATCGCAGTGGAAGACATCTGTTTCTTAGGCATGGAAGCATCTCTCGAAAAGGATCGAAAATCATGAACTCCGAAGAATGTACCATGATTGCTTGCGGTTGTAAAGCGATTTCCTACCTTGTCCGTGCATCATTTTGTTTCAAGAGGTTTCGTGTTGCTTCATGTCGTTCCAAGGGTAGAGCAATGGCTGGGGAGAATTCCCCAGCCCTGCTATGCGAAAGCATTGGCGATTACGCCAACAAACTGGCAATGTCACTCGCAGACACCACATTGACGATTTGAGCGGTTTGTTCCAGGTTCAATGCTTCAGGCAATTCCAGGGAATCATGATAAGCTCGATGAGCAGCATTCGCAGCGAACACAGCCGGATCGTCCAACATCACTGAAGCTAATACAGCATGGCAACAATCTGTATATTCGTGTTCTCTGGGAACAGAAGTCCCAAGTTGGGCAATTAGCTTCTCATTAACAGCATGGGCAGATTCTTTGGTGCAATCTTCACCCCGTAAATACTTTAAGGCCCACGCTCGAAACAAGGGATTCAACACCAAGTTCATGGCACACAGAATTCCGAAGGTTATTCGTTGGTCGTTGGTGGGGAGCGTGATGGGAAACTCATTGACGATGGTGAGTTTGGCAAATTTGCTTCTGAAGCCGTCATCACGAGTGAGATGTTCCCCAGCCGCCGTCCAAAGTTTCGGATTCTTGGTTCCCTCGTAACAGGGATACATATAGCAAGCAGTTTGGGGGCTATTGTAAACGACAAAGTGATAATTGTCGTTTTCCTCTTCGTGGGTGACGTTTGCACCCCACTGAATATCCCGCCAAGTCTTGTTGTCTTGATCTGTAATCAGGTAAAACATGAAACTACCTATTCTCGATAGAAAAGATTGGACGATATTATCCATCCTCTTTTCAGGCATCTTTATTGTGTATCTTTGTGGGGTTGAAGAACGTACCCATCCCGATGAATACGTTATCGAATTCAATTCGCCCCTAAAACAACCGGATCATATTACTTGTGGCCCGACATCTGCCGCTATGATTTTATGTCACTACGGTAAGAGAGTATCCCCGGACGAAGTAAAAAGGTTAACTAAAACAGTTTGGTTTACCCAGGACGGAAAAGATTTCGGCATGACCAGCCCGGATTATCTTCCTATTGCTATGAATTTCCTGGGTGTTCCTGCCGCCCTGCGATACGGCGATCTCGATGTCTTAAAGCACTATGTTGCCGAGAATAAACTGTGTATCGTATTGGTGCGAAGCGGCGAAATGCTCTGGCACTATATTATTGTTTATGGATTCACCCTGGATAAACTCAAAATCGCCGATCCAGGGAGCGGGACTTTATATAAAATGAATGAAAAGACATTCATGGGGTGTTGGTCCTGGCGTACTGACATGGGCGGCAAACCGTGTGGGAAAGAGTACATTTGCACTCTATTATGGATAATGGAGGTTTATCCATATACTTTCATTTGCCCGGACAAGTCGCCAAACTAAAGGAAACAAACATGGGTGACAACCGAATTAAGCTCCTGATTCTTGTCATTATTCTAATGCTGGGAATTGGCTATGCGTATAAACTCAAGAAAGAAACGCCAGTTATTCAGGATCAACCGCTTCCACAAGTAGAATCAATGCCCGAAACTCCCCCGGAAAAGACTCCAGAAGCTCCTCCGCAGGCGAACCCCATAGAACCTAAGTTTGATTCCTGGCCCAAAGTGCGAAATGTACAGAATCAAGCCCTGGGGAAAATTCTCCAGGATATTGATTCACATATGCCTGCCGGACATCAATACTCTGCCAACAACAAAGTCACATGGGCGCACGAAACCACCCACGGCATCAATAGCAATATCCGCAATAAACACCAAGACGCTTCCAAGGTGAACGGCTTCTATTGTTTGGAAAACCGGGCCTGTGTGATCTACGAACCCAAGACGACCATAAAGGCGATTGCTCCCAAGGTTCCCCAAGCTCTGAGAGGTCCAAGTTATCAACTGTATCTGGTTCAGCAACAAGGTGATTGGAATGACCGGCCCTTATACCTGTTCGATGAATGGATTGCCTACACCAATGGTTGCGAAACCGGACGAGAACTAAATCACCAGGGTTGGCATTACGAATTGCTCCAGGCACATAACTTCAATGTTTATTGCATATATCTGGCAATGACCGTTAAGAAGACTTGCCCGGATTATGATGATACTCAAATGAAGGCATTCATGATGTGGAACATCGAACGTACTTTCCGTCTTGCCGAACCGTTCGAGAAAAGAGCCATTATGATTTCCGAACCCGAAGAAGTCGGACATATGCTCAAGCATCATCATAATATTCCACATGGCGGGGACGACAGTGATCCGGTCGCCAGTGCAATGGAATATGTTCATAAAGTAAGAACAATCCCCGAAGCTGATGAACTCAGGAAGTTCGCCAGGGACTATTTCGGTACAGACTGGTGTAATAAGGTTTATGAATTCTAACCAGATGACTAGATATTGTTGTCTTAATTAGGAAGCCATAAATGTCAAAATTAACCATAAAACAAAGTGAAGAGATTGCCAAGTGTGCCGTAGACTTTCCCTATTTCTGTGAGAACTACGTCAAAATACACACGCCAAGGGTTTCTGGGACGGAGATGCCGTTTAAGCTACATCCTTATCAGGTGCGTTTGTATGAGCATGTTGAGGATAATCCCTTAACCATATTCAGTAAGTTCCGGCAGGGCGGCTTTACGACGGAGTTAGCGATTTATGGACTCTGGAAGTGCTTATTCCGATTGGATCAGAGGGTATTGTGGTTAACGAACAACAATCGGACATCACAGGATGTTTGTGATCGGATTGTAAAGCGAGCTATTGAGCAATTGCCGAAATGGATGACAGGCAATGTCATGAAGATGACCAATCACAATCAGAAGTCTTTTCCAGATACAGACAGTGCGATGCAGTTTTATACACCGGAATCAACGTGCGGTAAATCTGTCAATTTATTGATTGTAGACGAGGCTAGTTTCATCAAGGATATGGACAAGCACTGGAAATCCATATGGCCGTGTATTAGCACGGGTGGAAGCTGTATCGTATACAGCACCGTCAATTGTGATGATGATTGGTTTTGGCTCGCCAAAGAGGATGCAGAGTTAAAGCTGAATAAATTTTCCATTTATCGTGCTGATTATTGGGAGAGACCAGAACATTGTGATCCCAAGTGGGAGATGGACGCCAAGAGCAATTTGGGTCAGCAGGGTTGGGAGATGGAGTATGAGCAGAAGCCAATGAAGCACTCTATGAAGCACTCTATGAAGCACTCTAAGAAGCAATGGCGGTCTATTTGGGACGAATGGGATAGTTCGTCGGGATTAGATCAAGGGGGCAATGAGAGAGCGAATGAGAGCGAATGAGAGAGCGAATGAGAGAGCGAATGAGAGAGCGAATGAGAGAGCGAATGAGAGAGCGAATGAGAGAGCGAATGAGAGTTCCTTCATGTAAAGGACAGCATTAAGTTGGTGATCGAATCGGGGAAGAATCCGAAGTCGATGAATTTGCCAGCTTGAAGACCTTTTTGGTGAACGGGTCCAGGGTTATAGAAGGGGTATCAGCGGGGCGTTACACGGCGATGGTGAAATCTATTGTGAACGATCATACAACCGATGGGGACGTAATCTGGCATTAGTTTGTATACAATGGGTAAAAATAGTTAATACGTCCACCCCGATGGGACACCCTTGATTTAATAGGGCACCCCTTAATGGTTATATCAAGCCTGAAAATCAACTGATTTTACATATCCGCCTTGTTCTTCTACTTCAAAGTTATAGTCGAATGGGTCATTGCCATCTGTGAAAAACTTCAACTGATCTGGTTGTGCTTTGAAGTATTTGACAACAACTTTGCGCATCGCAGTGAACAAATCATCAATAGGATTTAATTTGTGACCGACGAATTTCTTTAACATTCCATTGATTGTACGGGTAGCAAGCCTCTTGCCTCTACGATTTGTCCAATAATTGATTGCTGGCATATTACTCCAAAAAGAAAAAGGCTCTATGAGGTATTTAAGCCTCATAGAGCCTTTGTTCTTTTTGGAATGTTGCCAGACGACTGTTTAGAACTTCCGGTTGGCGAATTCTTGTGCTTCGACGAATCGTTCTTTGAAGATGTGTTTAGTGAACTTTTTCTTCTGCATCAGTTCATAAACAGCCTCCAATTGATCGAGCGAAACAGGCAAGGTGAAGTGAACTTTATCTTCACCCTCCAATTTGCCGATATAAGCTAACACTTGTCCCGTTTGAGGGTCGGTCAATTTGACCACGTTGTCACCAAAGCCTGAAATGTCATTGCGAGTGGTGGCAGTTTCGTTCAGCCACTTCCTGTTCAGAGTGGTGGCAGTTTCGTTCACAGATTTCTTCAGCATAATTCTCTCATAAATCACCAAGGCGGCATCCAGTCATCGTCAATAGAACGATACTTTGGTTTTTTCTTAGTGTTTGGTTTGTTGTTAGTGTTTGGTTTGTTGTTGAGTTTTTTTATCTGGTCTTCAAGATTGTTGAAGACCATCTGAGCCGTCAATTTTATTGGAATCGTCGGAATTGGCAAGAGCATCCATCTCGTTGGGGTCTTTTTCTTCTTGGACATGATGCTTTTTCCTTTTTCCTTTTTCCTTTTTCCATCTCTCCCATTCCATTAAAAGCAGAAGATTCCGCTGACCCATAATCAAATTCGCCAGGGTCAGCGGACAAATCCTTCAAAAAGCGGCGGCGTTTGCGATTGCCAGTCTTTTTGATGTCTTTCTTCAAATCTCTGTAGAAACGCTTGTCGTCCATGCCTTATTGTAGTCTTATCCCAGCTTGTTTTCGTCCTTCCAAGCGGAGTCGGAAGTTTTCTTGAGAATATTGGCCACCCCTTCGTAGATCATACGACCGATGCGACGAAGCGGGTCGTTGAGCAGAGTCCAAAACAAGGACGGGGGCCAATACACAATCCAGGCGGTGATTCTGGCTTTGAACTTATCCGGGGTCGGCTTTTCAATGCTAATCTGGCGACCAAACCAATCAGAAAAATAGGCTTCCTTCTGGAAGTCCTTCCAATACGGAAGGAGGGCTTCGGTCATGGTGCCATTAGATTCAGTCCAAACAGCCAAATCCACTCTTGCCTTGTCAATGAGCGATTGAGGAAGTTGGGAGTCACGCTGAATACGTTCTGAATATCTTTGGATCGTTATTTTGAGAGAATCAATTGTCAGTTTCCAATCACCAAGCCAAGTTTGTTTAGTGTCACGGTTATGATCTCGAACATCACGAACGAACCACCACCATTTGCCGACATACGGCGAAATGACGTAGAGTGTACCAAAGAGGAAGTACCCTAATGCACCAATTACAGTGTAAGTAGGGTTATGATAAACCCACCGGACAATATCACCCATGCCGGAGCCGCCTAAAATCAACAGGCCCAACACGAGCAATATGGTGAAGGGTGCCGCCATATACTTTTCACCTTCCAGAAGATAAATCAGGAATATGAATTCGGCTGCGATCAGCACCCAAAACCAAAACGTACCCACCACAAACAGTTCAAAGAGCATTCTTCTTCTTCCTTACTTGACGACTTGGACAACTCCACGAAGCACTAACGGTTGAACCAATGGCGTCCAGTTGGTCAATTCATTACTATGCTGCGATTTACCCCCGCCGTTCACATTGACGGCCACGGTGATATGTTTGATCTTATTGTTGCTAGGGACTGAAGATTCAACCGCTACAGCAATCACACGATTGTCTTCGGCGAAGTTTTTCGCTACAACTTCAAATTGCTGACCCACAAGGTCAGCGGCAGGTCCACTCTCGGCGGGTCCGAGGTTAATGGTCATGTGATGACAAATTATCTTCCAATCCAAAGGAACGACTGGATGAAACAGAAACAACTTCAATAGTTGTGCGTGAGAATCTTCATCGAGAACTAAGGCGGTGTATACAAACGCCATTATTCATCCTTTTTCTTAAAGATATGTTTCAATGCTTCTTCGATGGCACCGGGAACTGCGCCTTCAAACACGACTTTTTCCCCATGAGCTTTAGCTTTTTCTTCGATGGTATTCTTCTGAATGCAGGGAATGCAAATCAAATGAGCCTGGGGTTTTTCCTCGATGAATTTTTGACTAGATAGCGACAAGTGAATGTCGCTGCCACAAGTCCCGCATTGTTTGACAATACTTCCATCTGCAACCGCAGTGGGGTTCCACAACCCCATTTGAACGGTCATACAGCCGATGTATATTTGGTTTTCTGGTTCTTTTGTCATTTTATCCACGAAAGAAGTAGTAGATTGCTGCCGCAACCATAAGCCAAAAGGGAATCGACGCCAGGATCATCAATACGCAGCCTCTAGCTGCATCATTATCAGTGTGGAGGTTTTCGTGTTCGTCGCTTTCGCTTCTCATAGACCTTCATATTCTTAAACTGAAGAGTTTCGTTGCCATCACCATCTGTCTCACGTTCAATAAATACTTGCTTGGGAACTGGTTCGGGCGGTTCCCACATGGATACGCTCCAAGGTTCATCTATAGAGCGAGGTTTGTTTGCCCTACGTTTTTTCATCTTGACTCATTCTACCACGAAAAAAGCCATGTTGTAAAGCAGACCATTACTTCTTACGGAATTCCCACGGTGGAATTGGATGCTTGTCGTTCCATAAGCCCAACTTATGACTCTTGGAGTAATCTTGGGCCGCAGCCATTTCCGAAGAATGGGAGTATTCTGTGTAGTGCCAAGCCCAGCCTTCTTCGATCATTTCCTTATTGATGTACCGGCCATGCAAATAGACTTTACCAATAACTCGTCCATAGCGATCTTTTTTGGACCATTCCACATTAACGTGTTTGCCGAATATCTTGTCGCTGAGTGCTTCTTTGGCTTTGGTCCCGAAGGGTTGCTTTTTTTCAGGACAGTCGATTTCGGCCAGACGCACTTTTAATTGCGTTTTATCTGGAGTCAATATAGTAATGGTGTCGCCATCCGATATTCCCACCACATTGCTTATGGTCGCAGTGCTAACGGTAAATGCCAGCACTGTACTAATGATGGCAAGAATGAAGACTATTTTGAATAATTTCAGCATCAGTTAATCCTAACAAAGTCACGTCGTCCGCACTGAACAACTTGTCCGGGCTTCAACATCAATTGTTCATCAAAGACCTTTACGCCATCGACTTTAACAGCACCGTCTTTAAGTCTTTGCCGGGCAGCAGTTTTTGAAATTGTACAGCAAGCAACAACGGCATTTAACAGTGGCGTGGCAGGGATTGTAGGAATGTCCGATGGGAGTTCCTTATTCTGCACGGTCTTGAGGAAGTTTTCCTGAGCCGATTGAGCAAGTTGCAGGCCATGCAATTGGTTCACAATTTCCAAGGCAAGAATTTTTTTCTTGTTCATTGGATGAATATCATCGACCATAAAATCGACGAATAAAGGGAACCATTCTTCCATGACGGCATCTGGGATGGACATAACCTTCCCGAATATATCATTGGGGTCTTCATCAAAGAAGACGCAGTTGCCCAGGCTTTTGCTCATTTTCCTGCCATCTGTGCCATTGATGATGGGCAGCATGATGCAGGCTTGAGGCTTTTGTCCATTGGCTTCTTGCAGATGTCGAGCAACTTGAAAGTTGAAGAGTTGGTCCTGACCGCCGATTTCAATTTCTGATTGTAGAGCGACACTATCCCAGCCTTGGCAAATAGGCACTAGGAGTTCGTGCATTCCAATAGATTGGTTATTCGCAATGCGATCTTGAAAGGCGTTGCGGCTGGTCATGTGGGAAAGAGTGAACTTGGCTACCTGTTTCATGAAGGTAGGAAGTGTCATTTTATTGTGCAGCCAACCGTTTCTGCATATCACCCATTTGTGAGGCACTATTTCATCGAAATGGTCAGTGCCGAAGTTTTCTTTGCCAAGTATTTTCTTGATTTGTGAAAATATTGAATCGGCATTGGCTTCAACATCGGATTCAGCCAATATTGGCCGGGTTGCATCACGACCAGAAGGGTCGCCAAGTTGGGCTGTGAAAGTTCCCAATACAATTGTGAGTTTATGCCCTTCCAGCATCATCTTTTTAGCAAGGCGTAGCGGAACAAGATGCCCTAAATGCAAACGAGGGAAGGTCGGGTCGATCCCAAACTTCACCCGTTTGCATGGGGTCAAATCGGCATTTTCAGGAAATACTTGAAACACTTGAAACGCCATGATTGTTGCTCACGCCAAATCTTCCAGGGACAAGCCAGCCGCTCTTGCTTTCCCAACAAAGGTCGAAACCTTTTCGGCATAAGCATCGTATGTCGCACTAAGTTCTTCAGGGATCACGTCGAAAATTTCATCGCAAGCGTGCTCTGCGTAATCCCTGATGGCATTGTTGAGTGACGCAACCTGATTCTTGTTCAGGTTGTGGTCTTTCGTCAGCTTGGCGGTGAACGAATGACTAAAGAGATCATCTTCAGTAATCTCATTACCATGAGAAAACAGATTTGTGAATTCATTAACGCCGAGGCTTGGCCCCTCTGATGTAATGGTGAATCGAATTGGCAACACCAGATCAAAGGTGGCTTTTCGACTCAGCCTTTTGCCTTCTTTGCCAAGAGCAGCAAATTCCTTCTTCAAAGCATCAAGTTCCCCGGATGCTTTGAAGGCTTTCAGTGTAGCCTTGGCTTCCTTTTCTTTTTGTTCGAGAGACTTAACTCTGGCCTCAATAATTAAGGCTTCGAGTTGCACAGCGGACAATTCGGCGAGGTTGATGCCGCTTGTCACAGGTTTTGTTTTCGCCATTGGACTAGGGTTCCTTTTGGAATAGAGAGACTTGCTTAGTCTTGACTCGATCCATCCAGAACATCTGGATGGGATTCACTTCAATTGAAAGCACCACTAAAACTTCGCCGACATTGGTTTCAATTCCATTGACGGTTGCAAACAACCGCATGTAGGAATTGTCAGCAGCAAGTTCAAGTCTGAGTGATTTACCGTCAGAAATCGCTTTGTCGCCTTCGATCAACATTTCCAGACTACCATCTGGCTCGAATCCATTCCCATCCGGGTCGGTAATTTCAACTATTTTCCATTTGCCTTGAATATCCGTGATGGAAGAGATGTTCCTCACGGTGGGCTTTTCAGGTGCGCAGCCTGAGACAGAAGCAAGGAATGCGACGACAAAAAGCAATTTCCACATACGTTTTCTCCAAATGAAGGAGAGCTAACATACCACATCACCCTTGGTTTTGTAAAGTCGATTTCAATCCTGCTGGGGAGCGTTTGTTGTGTAATGCGGATACGGGCAGGTTTTTGTCTCGTGATATTCAATCAGTTTGTTTTTGGCGGCGACAAGCACATCAAAAACCATCACATATGCTCGAAAGCTGGTTTCATCTACACAGTTGTTGTGAATGAATTCTTTGACGTAATCGCAAATAAGATACATCTCGACAATTTCGCTGATTCGATAAATTCCCGTTCTGGTGGCAATTTCGATACAGCCAGTTTTGTATTCGACATTCATGAGATGCCCTATCAATCCGAATGAGAAGGCCATATATACCAGCATGTGTGATGAGTTACAAGGCTTTAAGCAGTTCTTCGTTGAAAGTGAACTTGCCCCGGTGAGTCGGGATGCAGTCCATGCTGAACTATCACGTCTGGAGCGAGGGCATTACTTCTTCATTCTGCCAACAGACCACAAACTTGCTGAATATTTCATGAAGGGACACCTGATGAAAGCCAGCTTCATGAATTGTACATCTGCTGATGAATCTGACATTGGCAAAGCGATCAAAAAATTGACGCCAGAAAAAGATACTTTATTGATTGTTTGTTTCCCAAAGCGATGGGAGAAGAAATTGGGACGTGGCAAGAACGTCAAAGAAGTCTTTGCAAATATGTTTGGCGAACACGGACAATCGGTTCAATATGTCTGGGGCGTATATTCTCATTGGAATCCACGGATCGAAGAACATGACGAGGGGCATTTTTTCCGAAACCCAAATTATCACGCCAGCGACAGCTTATTGGACAAATGGCTGGAGAAGCATCCGGCTGTCAAAGACAAGTTGGCGGTCCCACTGAATCGTCAGCCACGAGTTATGGGACATCATTTATTAGACCAAGGCCGACCTTCATATCACGGTTGGCGAGAGCCGGAATTACCGGGCAGCTAAACTTCTCTTCGCCAATTCAGAAATGAAATGGGCGCTTTCAGTCGGAGAGTTCTCAGCCAATATTTCAAATGGATCGCCGAAGGAAACAAAATCTGGTGCTGTATATTGAAACATTGTCTTATTGAAGACTGGCGGCAACCCGTGTTTATAATGAACGAATGGAGAATTGCTGCTATCCAGCATGGTCATAGTCAGGGTGTAATCTCCTCGCAACATTATTTGTCCCACAAAATCCGATAGATTCATTGCCCAGGCAAGAGTGGTTGTGTGTTCCCAAATAGGTTGTTTTCTCAATAATTGATTGAGGGCCAATTTTTCAGCAAGCACAATGGCCCGTTCAAATAATTCTTCTGGTATTTTGTTAAAGATCATGATAGGTCCGAGTGGAACCCAAGATGTTTCATAATCGGCTTTCTTTTTATTCGTCACTTCCCAGAACGGACCAACTGCTTCTTCTGCTGATTCAAGCGTGAAGAATGGAGACGGGGAAAAGACTATTTCGGAGAATTCAGATTGAAGTGGAATATTTAGTTTGTTTTTCAAAACAACATCTGTTGGGATATAAGTGAAAGGTTGAGTGATCCACTTGTTTTGCACCGCCCAGGAAAGATCATAAAGAGCGTTCAGTTCTTTATAGCCTCTTACTTTTCCGATGTTTTCGTGAGCTTGGATTCTTTCATGGCTTGCGATATTACGCCAAAACAAAGAATGTATTGGCGTATCGGACTCGGCTAGGCAAACCAGCAGGTCTTTTTCGCAGTTGTGATATTTGAAACTCTCAATCAGGAGTTCAAGTTGCCACTGTTGATATGGCGTATTTTCGGCGCTTACTAAGTATTCCATGATTTGAAAGAGTTATTTACCGCCGATTTTGTTGCACTTAAAAGCAATTTGACTTACTGCTGGCAAATAACATTGTTCATAAACTCGATAGACTTCGCTGTAGGCAACGCCCCAAGAAGCATCATGAGATATTTTCTCAAATTCAATCCAGTCAAGAGAGTCATGCAAATGATTCCATGCTCGTGCATGCGCCCATTCGTGCAACAATGTGTCTATGGCCGAAGATTCAAAAATATCACGATTGATGCGAATGAAGAATTTTTTCTTCCCCAAACTACAATCACCGTCTAAACCAGATAACTTTACCCGGCGAACACTTACTGGAAATGCCGCAGGGCATTTTTGTTTCAATATAGACACTAGCGTCTTATAGGCTCGATAATCCATTTTCGTCCCCCATTGCCAATAAAAAAATACCCATGAGTAAACCGGGCGGCTCGCTCATGGGTATATACTGGCAGGGAGGGCTAATTAAATGTCGTGTTTCTCACCCGTTAGGACATCGTGAATAACGATTCTCTCCAAATGAGTGAATTTAGCCTTCCACTGCTTCGCCAAAGTGAAAAATGCACTGGTATGTTCTGGACGGTCTTCCCAAATCTCCAACACCGTAAGTCCTTGGTGCATAAGGTCTTCGGAGATAAAGTTCGACTTAATCTCCAGCGTATCCCGACCTTTTTGTCCGGGCTGACCCCTGAAATAGTGACTATGGAAAATCAGGTCGAAATGTTCACAGATTGCAATAACCCGTTTGCGATTCTTGAACGGACGACCCGTCATCAAGACGAGTTCGGCGTCTTCGTCTTTGGCATCTTCTCGATATGCGGCGATGGTATCAGCAATCAGCCACTCTTCTCCTGGCTTTTCCGGGACAATAGGTGGCGATAGTGATTCCAACCGACCCCACCAGCCAAGGAACGGGAGCGTATTCCCGGTTGCTTCCAGGTACGCAAGTTCTCCAGCTTCCCGGTCGGGAGAGTTGAATAGGGTTCCATCGAAGTCGTATATCACCAACCGCTTTTTACGGTTGCGGGGCTTCGGGAGCCATTTTTCGAGGGTTTGTTTGCTCATGATTCGGATATTCTACCGTAGAGCAGTCGGTTTGTAAAGCGATGTACTTTGAGCCATTCACTAAAATTATTCATCGTCACCTTCAGTTGGACCTGCTGGACCTGCTGGTCCTTGGGCGACGGGCTTACCACCGCCAGACTTGAGTTTATTTAGACTGTCTTTCCAACGCTGAGTTGAAAGGTTCCGTTTGACAGAATCAAATTCACTGCCTTGAGGCGCACGTCCTAAGAACTTAATGTATTCTGGGTTTACAGTTTTTTTACCATTGGCACCCTGCGAATATGGCGTTAGGTCTTTATCATCATGATTCAGGAAGTTATCGACTTCTGGCCCGCTGGCCTTGGCCATTTGCATCCATTCTCGAATTTTGCTCTTGGTTAAACCTGTGTGAGCGGACTTCATGTCGTAGAAGTCTTTAGGGTCAAACTTATTCTTGGCTCCCCACTGATATAGTTTAACCAAATAAGCAATATCCCCAGACTCTTGTTTGGACCAGCCGCCCCCTGACAGCATTTGTTTGATTTCTTCAGGATCGTTCTTACGAAGAACCCAAGCGGGGGCCAACCAACGGTCGCCACGGAAATCTTCTGGCATTTCTTCTGGATCGAATTCAACACCTGGGAACACGCTGTTTAACAAGCCGGTATTCTGGAATGCCTTCATGTATTTACGAGGATCACTATCTGGGTGTTCCAGACCGCTAAGGAATTCCTTACGAACTGTGTCCTTGTCAACCCCAGCCATGTCTTTATGACGAGAAATGGACTGTTGATCTTTATCGGTAATTTTGTCTGAGTTGCCGTATCGAGTGACCATCTTCATGTATCTCAAAGCCGTAGATGGGTCTTCGGACATACGAGCTTCAAGATTATCACCGACAGATTTAACTTCGCCATTCTTCAGGTGGTGAGCGCCACCATGAGGGTCGATTAGATCACTATTGTCACCGTCCGCAGTCGTCAGCGGGATGTATAGAGAGTTAATCGTAAAGTCACGATTGGCCGAATCTTCTTCAACTGAGGCGGCTGATTCGCCCTTATCAGGCTGAACTCGACGACTCTTAGAAGACTTGGAAAGAGTGGCAATAGAGAATTGTTCGCCGTTGATTTCAGCGGTCACTTCCAATTCTTTACCTTGCTTGTCCCAACGAGAGGCATGGAAAATCTTGTTTTTAGTGCCTGGGGCTGGGAGTTTAGCATAGCGTTCGTCACTGGCGTAATCGCCTTCACGGGGCTTAGTTTCCGTAAATTGCGTCTCTGGCTGGGTCAGAATCATACGCATTTCACTTGGCGTAGCATCTGTAACCAGATCGTAATTTCTTGGAGTTTTGCCTTTTAGGTGGTCACGAACGGCACCGCCAGTGAGATACAACACCTTCTTTTTAAGATTTGGCTCAACTTCACCTTTAGATTTATCAATGGTTGTATACCCTACTCCGACGTTCTGGGAGTCGGCAAAAGCCTTAATGAGCACTCTAAGGTTAGGGTGTGTGGTTTTATTGATTGTGAAAGGAGCGAATTCCTTGGAACCCTCTTTCTTCTGCAATTTAATGCGAGAAGTGATGTTTCCTGACCCTGGAAGACCAGAGCCGGTATTACCACCTCCACCGCTGGCTTCGCCTTCACTTGGCTTGGCTCCGGTTTCTTCTCTTAACTGAAAGTAATTTGCGAACAACTTTTTCATATATCCTTCCCGATTGATAATGAGACGACTGGTTTATTTACTCTTGTGGAGTAAGATTTTTGCGTTTTATCAGAGTTAGTCTGGTGGTGCTTGTAATCCCAACTTGTACAAAATATAGCCTGCAATACACATTAGGGCTAATTTCCATATAAAATCGAATATTTGCGCCCATCTGTGGTCGTGATACCCGATCCTCATTTGGATGTTTTCAGCTTTAACTTCTAGGCTATGAACTTTGCTTCTTAGTTCAATCAACTCTTTTTGAGGATTGTCACTAGCAATAATGGCAACCTTCTCGCTAAGGGAGTGTAGATTTTCCTGAACGCTATGGAAGTCTTTTGCTTCCAAAGCGGACAATCTATTTAATGCACCATGTTGTAAGCTCAAAAGTTTTTCAATCTGCTCGTCAATTTCCTTTTGTCGTTCAATAAGCATCTTGACACGTTCATCAATCCTAGAGGTCAAATCGAAGATCAATTGGATTGATTCAGAAACCTGTCCGAAGAATTGTTCGGTTAAAGCAGCATCTTTGACAGTAGCCTTAGTTGTTGCCATATTTTCCATTTCTCCAATACCAGCCCTATATATTTGCGTTATGACGAATAAACTTAAAGTCGAAGAAAAACAGGAACAAACAGTAACTCTGGAAGAAATACCAGAGGTCGCTGACGACACTTCTTTGTGTGAACCGATTGACGACTTCTCTGAAGATGACCTCGATTTACCACAAATGAATGTTACCATGCCTGCTCAACAGGTGTCCGACGCTTCAGCCTTAATCACCGACTCACAGTATCTAGGTGTATTAGATGAAATCATGAACAATATCCGGGAAGACCGGAAACAAGTTAGTGATTACATTGACAATATAGCTGATATGGTCATCAACGACGGTGATGCGACCACATCCAGCAAAGAAGCTCTAGTTAACTTTGTGAAGATCAAAACCGATCTTCAAGACAAGATGTTAAAAGCGGCAGATTTGATGACAAGGTTGAAGCTGAAGAATACATACGCATACTCTGGTCCCCATTTGAATGCTATGCAGCAGAACAATTTCAATATTGGTGGTGCGGATTCCACGGACTTTAGCCGTAAGGAATTGATCCGAGCTATCAATCATGCAAAGAAGAAAAAGGATTAAACAATGTCAAATCACGCACTAGAAGAATGGCTGATCGAAGATGCCGGAGATGTTGCTGGTGGTCCTCCAATGATGGGCGGCGGAAACCTTGGTGCCGCTCCTGGTGCGGATGCACCCAATGATCCTAGTGCATCCAATCCTGCTCCTCCTGAAAGCGACCCAGAGCCAAAGCAGCAACAAAACTCAATGCCAGACATTACTCATGATCCTGCTACCCCGGATATGCCGGAGCAAATGGACGAGCAAGACTTTGAACAATGGAAAGACGCATTCTTCAAAGAAACAGTAAAAGGCGATGTCAATAAATTAGTTGACATGATAAGTCAGGTTCGAGACTTAGACTTAGATGCCTATCCCCGCAAATTCGTAGAAGACAACCTTCAAGTGTGTTTCCTTCGTCAACATGCGAATGTTGATAAGGCATCCAAAGAAATCAGAAGGCTAGTGAAAGACGATCTCGATCAGAACAATCCATCTGTATCTTTAGTCAATCACATCATCAATACAATGGGAACAATGCCTGAGCTAAACAATGTCTTCATTAAGTTGAAGGGATTACTTGGTATGAAAGGCGATCTTCACCGCAAGTTCATCACCGGCATTATTGGAGGCGTTCAAGTTGGCACGGGTGGCAATAATGAAGATGTCGTTTATAACGAAAAGGACTACTCCATTCGTTTGTCCACTCGATATAACGACAAATGGGGAAAGGTCGATATTGGCAAGTGGAGTCTGAGAGAAGACGATCCAGAACGATATTTAACTGAGCCTGAACAGCGTCGATTAGAAGAAGGCAGTCCTGAAGAAAAAGATGTGCTTCGTCGTCGAGTGGTCTTGGAAAGCATTGCCGAAACATTCAAAAAGCGTGGGTTCTTGGTCAATGTCGTTGGACAAGATGGAACCATTTACACTTTAGGTTGGGACTTGGCAGGCAGCTTAAAGGGAGCCTACACAGACGGCAAACTGGTTGTCCGCACGATTCAAAGTGACAATAGTGAGGCCATGATTGACGACCAGGGTGCAATCATTCCTTATGTTGACATCAAGATCAAGTATGTGAAAGAAGCTGGTGGTGTTGACGAACAGGGTAAACCAGCCAAAGAAGAACATGATTTCATGGAACGCATTGATGGTATGCTGTTTTTAACGGCTCAGTTCAACATCATCCGTGAGGCATCCACATCCTTCCCTGGCATCGTCTTGAAGGAGACGCCGTATACTGGCAATCCTAGTGATCTAAGAGTGCTTCAGCGGTGCGTGCCTAATGCTCCAGAAATTTTAATGAGGCAATGCTAATGGCAATACAATTTCTTGAATTTGTAGATCGTAAACAGCGTGAGGGCAAAAAGCATCTCAAGTTGATTGAACGTCTTCTTCGGAAAGGCGGGATGCAAGTTTACGCTCATTTAGAAGACGAAGAACAGCCTTATATTTTTGTTAAGGCTCCTAATGAAAAGTTGAGTTTTGATGGAATTCGTATTTACGAAATCGGCGAAATGATTGCCTATCGTATTCAGAAAGAAGAAAAGACTCACCCCTTTGGCAAGGCTTATATGTTGGACATTGAAGATATGTTCAACGATTTCATGTCTGAAAACATGGAAGAAGAAGAGGCTGGACACAAGGTCATCGAGAGCGTGGTAGAAGAACTGAAGAAATTCTTTAGTAAGAGTAGCAAGGCCGAGCAAGAGATGCGAGATAGCGGCGCAGACGGCAGTGGATTGATTATCAAGACGGGCGGCAATGATTATGCCAGCACAGTCTTAAATCGAGCGTAATTGCATACATACATTGTCTCTTTACCACATGGAGGTTTTATGGACGACAACGAAGTACAGAAACAAGACGTGCAAATTGATGAAACAAGTCTCATTGCCATCATCCTAGCTTTCTTTCTGCCGCCTTTAGGCGTTGCAATCAAAGATGGACTAGGAGTCAGCTTTATCATCAACTGCCTGCTGACCCTATTAGGGTTCGTCCCAGGCGTCATTCACGCTCTGTTTGTGATCTTGAGAAAGTAAACGAAAAGGCCCCGAATTTCTTCGGGGCCTTTTTCATTGAAATGCAATTGATTTTTCAAGATTGGAAATAGCAGAATCGAATTTGTGCTTCGGGTAATTTCCCTCATTCTTTTTCAGAAAATCAACCATTTTACGTTTTTGTTTTGTCAGCATTGCTCCATGTGTTTTCAAATAGTCTCTATGATGAGCTACGTTAAGCCAATCTTTGGATTCCATCAGTTGTTTTAAGTCGCCATCAATGAAAACATATTTATGAGCAATATTGAGTAGTCTCTGAATCCATTCTTCAGAAGGCTCAGAGTCAGGTTCTTCGTCAGAGTCAGGTTCTTCGTCAGTGGCAAGTGGTATCGACCTCGCCGGATTGTCCACTGCGCAACTCGAAGCCTTAATTGTTGGCTCAGGTTCATCCTCGATTTTGTTGTAAATCTTGAACATGGTGTCGTTTTTAACTTGATCCACCAAGAATTGAGGAAGCTCCAACAAAACTTGTGCTTCATTAAGCTGGGCTACACTCCAACCCCTATCCACAATGAATTGCTTCAGGTGGTATTCACCAAGAAAACCACGAACGTATTCGACACTACGAAGAAAATGCTCCCGTTGATTTTTTGGGTAATTAGCAAAGGGGTACGGTGATTCAGGAGCAGGTTTTTCTAAGACTTCTGATTCTGATTCTGATTCTGATTCTGATTCTGATTCTGATT